AGCTGGATAACGTTCAGAAAAATCACCAGGTGAAGCAATCCATGCTGGCCTATGCGGTTGGCAATAATCTTGATATTCGCGCTGCTGACTACAACGTAAAGCGTTTTCTGATTGTGCCTGAAAATCTGAACGCGATACCGCCACAAGAAGCCGTGTATGAAAAAGACGAAGAACTGCGACAACGTGCGCTATTAGCCTGGGAAAAAATCAGCACTGCAGGGCCAATTAAAGGATATGAAGCCAAAGCTCTTGATGCTCATGCAAACATACGTTCTGCGCGGGCAAAGGGGCCAAAACTTACTTACTCGAATGGCCAGCTGGTGAGCAGCAATGATGTGCCATTAGGTTGCGTAAAGCTTGCTGTGTTAAGTCGTGCCGCTGATGGCATACCTACACAGGCCGAGTTAGAGGCTGTAGTACAGGCAACATTGGGATCAGAAGATAGGCCAATTACGGATTACGTGGATGTGATGCCTGGTGTTGTCTCTGTATATAGCATCAGTGCAACGCTTTATTTGTACGATGGCCCAGATAAAGACCTGATCCTACAAAAGTCACTGGATGCAGTAACAGCGTACACCACGGCAATGTTCCGGCTCGGTTTTGATGTAACCAGGAGCGGTATTATTGCAGCGCTGACTGTGCCAGGTGTTCAGGATGTAGCCTTAGAAAGTCCCGCAAACAGCATATCAAATGATGAGCTATCAGCCTCACGCTGCACTGGCATTCAGATTGTATTTGGCGGTCGTCGTGAATAGCTTATTGCCACCGAATTCAACGCCGTTAGAACTTGCTTTGGAGCAGCTGATCCAGGAGCAGTTCAACTTCACCATGAATTTATCTGATGTGAATAATGCGGATAAATGCCCGGCTAAATTTTTGCCCTGGCTGGCGTGGAGTCGGTCCGTCGATGCCTGGGATAATGCCTGGACTGACGCACAAAAGCGCTCAGTAATTAAAGCGTCTTTTTCTGTGCATAAAGCCAAGGGAAGCATAGGCGCAGTGAGAGCTGCAGTGAATTCTCTGGGCTATCGCTCAAAAATCAGCGAGTGGTTCCAGCACAACGGCGCGCCATATACATTCTCAGTCACCGTTTATATCAATGACAGGCCAATAGATGCGGCAGCTCAGGCGTCAATGGTTGATGTCATCACACAGGCAAAGAAAGGTAGTTCAGGCTTTCAGCTTAATTTGGCCACTGAAGCCAGGTCAGCAATACGTGTTGCATCTGCAGTAATGACCAGCAGAACAGTACGTGTTGGGCCGTGGCAGCCTACAGAATCAAACGCTGCAGGGCAGCTGCAAGTAGCAGCTGCGCTTGTTACACATAAAACAGTAAGAGTAACCCCAAGATGATGAAATATTACTCAGTCGTGAACAAAACAGGCTTAGCTAAGCTGGCCCATGTGATGGCGCTGAATCAGAAGCTTAATTTAGCAACAATGGTTGTGGGTGATGGTGGCGGTAAAGACAATGTAATTATCCCATCCGACACTAAAAATGCTGCCATCAGAGAAGTGTACCGCGCACCTATTGTAAAGCTGGAGGCCGAGGATCCAGAGCGACCAGGTTTGCTGACTGCCAGCATGATTATCCCGCCCGACAAAGGCGGCTGGGATATAACAGAAGGTCTGATCTTGTGCGAGGACGGAACACCTTTTGCTAATGCTGCATTAACACCTGGCAGAAAATCGACTCTTGAAGAAGGAGGTGTGGGCGAATACATCATTGAATTTGTCTTTGAAATATCCAACGTCGAAGCTACTGCTGTACAGCTGATCATTAACCCATACCTGACGATTGCAACCCGACAGTGGGTAACGGCCAGCTATGTGACTAAATCTGAGTTAGCTACGGCTATCGCAGAATTGAAAGCGAACTTTGAGCAGCCGCCATTTATAGATACACCAGGCTTATTACCAGCAGCAGGTCCAGCTTTTATATCTGGAGCAGGAAATTACCAGCTCAAAGCTGCTGCAGAAAACTCGCTGCTAGAAATCACCGTTTTAGGGGATGAACCAGCGCCTACGCTATCCGCGCCAGGTACAGAAAAAATAAGTACGGTCAAAGGTTCTCACGCCCTGATCCGATTAATAAGTAAAAATCGCTTATATCGATTTAAGCGTCAAAACAATCAATGGAGGCAACTATGAGCGCAGTTGATGTGCCAGCAAGCTCTGGCGACTCAGGCATTAAAATAGGGCAAATCATCCAGCTCTACCCCGATTTCCCGCCAACAATTGAGCTGGACGGCGAGTACTTTGTTAAAAGTGGCTATGCAGTGACCGAAAATTACGACCCTATTTTTGATGCGTATTCGGCCACTGAAATCTTTTTTACAAACAAAGCCATTCCCCTAAATCAAATACAGAACTTGTGGGGCTCCTCTACGTGCTTAATAGCAAAGACTGGAACGTCTATCTATAGAAGCGCTGACAATGGAGATACGTGGGTCAATATTGGCAATTCATTTAGCTCTCTACCATCTGATTTTGAAACAGATAACAAAGGGGTGTGGATTGCAGTTAATTCATCCGGATATTACAGGTCAACCGATAATGGCGTCACATGGACAGCACTGATTGCCTGGGCTCAAACCTACAGTGATAATCCCTGTGTATCTACGGACGAACTCGGAACCTGGATAGTCAATGGAAAGAGTGCATCAGGATTTCATGGCCGGCGGTCTACTGACAACGGAGCAACCTGGTCCATGTTGGACACCGGGACATCTATGGGGTTTACGGTTTCAGGCAAATGTGTTGCTACGGACAAGTTAGGTAATTGGGCAATTCCTTACTATGTAAACATGAGTTCTAATTTAACATCCCTGAGAATATCAAAGGATAACGGCCTCACGTGGCAAACGGTAAGTTCAGGTATTGGAGCCACAAACCCCTCTCTTTCATGGTGCTGTATTAAATGGGTTGGTCGTCACTTTTTGTATTTTTTCGCCGATAATACAGGCAGTGGTTTAGTTTCGAGATTTTCCAAATCAGCAAATGCCAGTGTGTGGGGCGTGACACTGCTTCCGCTATCAACATCTGCTGCAACAATCAATGCATCAGACACTGTTTACTGTATGGATGCAGCTGGGGATGTAGCTGTTGTTTGCACAGCGATTGGAAACGTTGCCATATCTTACGATGGTGGTGGCACGTGGGAATTAGCATCCGCACCGTCTGCAGGAAAAAACCTTCCTGTTTATGCTATCGCAAGCAACAGAAATCCGGATGTTAAATCTCAGCGCTGGCTATACAGATACGGTGATGCATTAGGTAGCTATGCCGTTGGCATTTCTGGAGTCGGTTTCGGGACTTCTGACGTATTATCAAAAAGCTACTACATGAGGTACAAATAATGGATGGGGTAATTAAGATTTTTACTGAGCGCTCAATAGTAACGCCTGCAGCATTACCTGAGTTGCCTTTATTTGATGTGTCGATTGTTGGAGCCCGATTGGTCAACAAAATCTATTGGGTTGCTGAAGATGCGGTATTTACGGTGCATGCTGTCATACAAAACAGAATTGAAAATGGTGATGAAACTGCCTTAGAAATACCTTTTGGTGACACAAGTATGTCAACGCCCGTCGAAGAAATTGTCGATGGAAAAGCAGTTAAAACACTTCGGTTTGAATCTCAGATAACGACTGATGCTGAGGGTGTCGTGAAAATGCAGCTGCCGATGAAGCTACCTTCGGGGAATTACTTAATAAGCCCGGAACGTATTAATCGTGGTTTAGCTGAAATTGGCGCTCCGTTCCGATTCAAATTTGACGCTATCGATATAGATAGCCTGAGGGTGGTCCAATGAAACAGATAACTGCAGTAATGACACTTATCCTGGTTGCGCTGGCGTGGATTGTTGAAACGCTGCTCACGCCAGTGGGCTGGTATCGGCTGGCCATAACGATTTTATCGCAACCGTTTCGCCGGTTCAGAGGCTATGCCTTTGATTTGTGGATTGCTTCGGATCAGCACATAAACGCTGTTTTTGGTGGAGCTCCAGACACGACCATAAGCGGCCGAGTTGGGCACTACGCTATGCAGGGGCGCGCTGGCTATATCGTCGCAGAGCGCATTATAGATATGCTTTTCTATATTGCTGTGCGGCAAAAAAATCATTGTCGAAGCTCTATAGAATCCGACGAAATACATTGAGCGTTGCCGCTGTCGCGGCAACGGCTGATTAATTTTTCACTCCGGTAACTTGTGTTTGACTTGCTTGGCTAACACAAAAACCGGAGTTTTTTTTATGGCGAATACAAACTTTCACGGAGTCAGGACAACTGAACAGTCAGATGCGCCTGTCGCACTCCGTGAAGCTTCAACAACTGTTATCGGTATCGTTGCAACAGCTGACGATGCAGATGCAGCTTTTTACCCTCTGAATAAACCAGTATTGATTACTGACTTTAACCTGGCGCTGTCGAAGTCTGGCACACAGGGCACTTTGCGAAAAACACTGGTTGCCATTGATAAGCAAAGCAGCACAATGATTGTTGTGGTGCGTGTTGCTTACAATGCAACTGCCGCCACTCAAAACACCAATGTCATTGGTACTGTGGATGCGTCAGGTAATGCGACCGGATTACAGGCGCTTTTAAAAGCGCAGTCTCAGGTCGGTGTTAAGCCACGGATCATCGGTTGCCCTGGGCTTGATAGCTCAGTTGTCGCTGCTGAAATTGGAGTTATTTGTGGCAAATTGCGGGCATTTGGTTATGTCTATGCGACAGGTTGCACTACACCTACCCAAGCGGCAACTTACCGTAATACCTTCAGCGCCAGGGAATTAATGGTCCTATGGCCAGAGGCTAAGCAAGGCAGTGACGAAATATCTGTTGTGGCCACCGCGCTAGGCGTGCGCGCAAAGCTCGATCAAACCGTGGGCTGGCACAAAACTATATCGAATGTCGTGATTGCTGGCATCACAGGCACATCTATACCTGTTCACTGGGAACTGCAATCTGATACCAGTGATGCGGCCTACCTGAATAAAAATGAAGTGACAACGCTTGTTGCATTTGAGGGCGTGCGTTTTTGGGGTAGCCGCACTTGTTCTGCAGATCCGCTTTTTGCCTTTGAAAGTTACACCAGGACAGCACAGTTCCTGGCTGAAACTGTGGCTCAATCACACTTACCTTACATTGACCAGGCAATGACACCGGCACTGGCCCGTTTCATTTTGGAAGGTTTAAATGCGAAAGGTCGTGAATTAGTCACTGCTGGAAAACTGCTTGGCTTTGACGCCTGGCTGGATTCAAACGCAAACACAGCATCCACGCTACGACAGGGCCAGCTTAAAATTCATTACAAATATACGCCAGTACCGCCACTGGAAGATTTGTCTTTTGTACAAGTGATCACAGATGAATATCTGCTCGATTTTGTGCAGAAAGTTGCAGCGTAAGGAGCGATAAATGGCAATACCTAAAATTTTAAAAGATTTGAATTTGATAGTTGATGGCCAGCAGTTATACGGCCGCACAGCCCAATTCAAACGCGCGACTCTGGCTCGCAAGACAGAAAAGCGTAGGCACGGTGGCGGTGCTGTTTCCCTGGATATGGGGTTTGCAGATGATGCGCTGGACTTTAGTTTTGGTCTGGACGGCTATTCGCCGGAACTTGTAAAAAAGCTTGGTATCGGAGCTATCGACGGCACGCAAATAACCTTTACAGGCGTAATCGCAGATGGCGACACCCAGAAGTCTGTAGAAATTGTTGCTCGCGGTCGGATTGTGGAAGCTGACAATGCAGAGTTTAAATCAGGCGAATTAGGGACCGATACTTATACATTCCACAGCACATATTACAAAGAATCCTTTGGCGGTGAAGTGCTACAGGAAGTGGATTTGATGAACGTTATTTGGAACCGTGGCGGTGTAAATATGCTGGGAGAGCTGAAGCAGCTCTTAGGTATTTAATCGATTCATAGACGAAATTGTCTATGTTGGCCACTCCACAACATTTAAAAGCCCCGCGAAGGGGCTAAGGTGAAAAAATGTCAGAAAAAACAACTAGTGTGACTTTAGATAAACCGATTATGCGTGATAGTGAGCAGGTAGCTGAAATCACAATACGCTTGCCAATGGCGGGCGATTTGCGCGGCATATCTTTACAGAAATTAATGTCAGGTGGTGCTGCTGAAATCCAAACCGTTTTAAAGCGTGTTACATCACCGATGCTAACGGATTTAGATTTTGCATCCATGCTTGGTACTGACTTTATTTTGTTAGGTACGGAGGTGATGGGTTTTTTGACACCGAGTCGGTACAAGGAGGAGATCCCGACGAACTAAGAACAGAAAACTTAATTGCTGATATTGCATTTGTCTTTAAATGGCCGCTTTCCGCACTAGCGGCCATGCCCCTGAATGAGCTGCTGCAGTGGCATTCGCTCGCTGTAGAGCGCCACAATATGAAAAGCGGACAATCCGATGAATAATTTAAGTTTAAAGGTCATTTTTAGCGCACTGGATAAGCTCAGTGCGCCTTTTAATGCTATGGGCAAGTCTGTATCGTCTGTGTCTGGCGAGCTGGCCAAAGCAAAATCAGAGTTAAATGCCCTAGAGCGCCAATCAAAATCAGTCACTGCGTGGAAGCAATCCACAAAGCAGCTGGCTATTACATCGAATGAATTAGCTAAGACCCGCAGGGAACTGGAGCGGGCCAGTGAAGAATTCGCAGCCCTAGAGAAACCGACCAAAGCCCAGACCAGGGCTTTTGAAGCCCTGCAGCAAAAAGCTGTTAGCCTGGCATCGAAAAAGAAAAACCTTATAGACCAAACCAGGCGATTGCACGGGGAATTAAAAACAGCCGGTATCGATACAAACCGACTCAAAACTGCTGAGTCAGGTCTGGCGCAATCCATAGATAAGGCCAATCAAAAGCTACAGCAGCAGCAACAGCTACTATCGAAAGTAGCGCAACGACAGCGCGCGTTTAATGATGCTAAGGCCGCTTATGCTAAATCATCAGAGCGCGGCCAGGCAATGCGAGACAATGGCTCTGCTGCAATAGGTCTTGGCGTTGCAACCGGCGCAGCTGCAGCCGTTCCGGTAGTCACATTTGCCAAAGCTGAACAGGCATCGATGGATTTGCGTGTGTCCATGATGAAAACTGGAGGCGTTGTTTCTGACGAATTTCAAAAGATTAACGAACTGGCTAACCGGCTGGGTGATCGCTTGCCTGGTACGACTGCAGAATTCCAGCAAATGATGACGGCTCTGATCCAGCAAGGTATGAGCACAAAAGCAATTCTTGGCGGATTGGGTGAAGCCACTGCGTATTTATCGGTGCAGTTGAAGCTGCCAACAAACGAAGCTGCAGTGTTTGCAAGCAAAATGCAGGATGCAACCCGTACTGTCGAAAAAGATATGATGGGACTAATGGATGTGATCCAGCGCGCCTATTATTTGGGTATGGCGCCAGACAGTATGCGCGAAGGTTTTGCAAAAATATCACCGGCGCTATCCATTTTGCGAAAAGAAGGTTTGGCCGCTACTAAGGAGTTGGCACCGTTGCTGGTTATGGCTGACCAGGCTGCTATGGCTGGTGAGGCTGCAGGTAATGCGTACCGTAAAATATTTCAAATGGCTATGGGCACAGACAAAGTAGCTGAAGCCAACTCAATGATGTCAAAAAGGAAAATTAGCCTGGACTTTACCGATGGTAAAGGCGAGTTCGGCGGCATCCAAAAACTATTCAAAGAAATGGAAAAACTGAAGCCCCTGACCACGGAAGAACGTCTGCCGGTGCTTAAGAAAATATTTGGTGATGATTCTGAAACGCTGCAGGTGTTAACACTGTTAATCACCAAAGGCCAGGATGGTTATAACCAGACGCTGGCAAAAATGGACCAACAAGCTGCATTACAAACCAGGGTAAATGCGCAGCTGGGTACGTTGGTGTCACTGTGGGATGCAGCGACAGGTAGTTTTAGCAATGCCTTGGTGTCAGTTGGCGCTAGTATTGCGCCTGAATTAAAAACGCTAACCGTATGGCTGGCTAATGTTGCCCAGGGGATGCGCAATTGGGCGGATCAAAATCCAGGGCTGGCCAATGGACTGATGAAGTTCTTAGGCATTATGGCGTTATTGTTAACCACTTTAGGTTCTTTGGCCTTGGGCGTGGGCGCTATCCTTGGTCCTTTGGCTCTTGCCAGGATGGCGTTCGTTGGGATGGGCTTTGCTATGGCTGCAACGCCTATCGGGTGGATCATTGCCGGTATCACAGCTGTCGCAGGACTCGCTACCTTACTAATCACCAATTGGGGCGCGATTACAAGCTGGTGGCCTGGCTTTTGGGATGGATGCGTTGCCAAAGCGAGTTCTGCCTGGGAGGTTTTTAAAACCATGTTTCAGTGGTCACCTCTGGGGTTAGTCAGTAAAGGTTTTCAGGCGTTGCTTGATTGGTTCTTTAGCTTGGAGGGAAAGTTTACCGGCATTGGTGGCAAGCTGATTGACGGACTGATCCGGGGTATCAAAGACAAAATCGATAGCGCAAGAAAAGTGCTGTCTGATTTAGGCGGTGAAACGATACTGGCCTTTAAGCAAACACTAGGCATTGCCAGCCCTAGTAAAGTAATGGCAAAGATGGGTGATGAAACAGTAAATGGCCTGGTGCAAGGTGTCGAGCGGAGCGGCCCAGGCATTACGAATATGATTAACAGCCAGAAAAAGAAATTGGCGGGTGTCGCACTGCTTACGGCTACGGCCAGTCCGGCTATGGGTTCAGCTCAGGTTCCTACAGGTTCCGGTGGGCCTGTTATACATATTAGTGCGCCTATTGAGATTAATTTACCCTCTGGCGCTGT